CAAAAAATGTTCATTTCACAAGAGGTGGTCCTTGGTTTAGAGGACAAATATGGGAACCACTTGACAAGCAATCTGAAATATATGCTCAAGAGTGGGAGACTATTAAAGAGAAGTGGAAAGCAAATGAAGAATAATCGTTTTGCCACTGATCCGGTCATATGAAATATACTATTGTTACTTCTTTCCCGATTAGTAATTGGGAAGTTTATGGAGAAAAGTTTCTCAAAAGTTTTATAAAATACTGGCCTACAGATATTAAGTTGTTGGTTTATTGTGATGGTTATCCTTTACCTGATGATGTTCCTAAAGCAAAGAACATAGAATACTTTGATCTGTTAGAGAATGATGATCTCTTAGAATTTAAAGAACGTAATAAACAATTCAATGGTAAACAAAACCCCAATGGAGCTTATAACTTTTATGAAGATGCTATCAAGTTCAGTCACAAAGTCTATGCACAACACATGGCTTTCTATAAAGCAAAGGAAGATGGAAGTGATTGGTTACTCTGGTTAGATGCTGATAGTGTTACCTATGATTACATTACTCATGAGTTATTAGATGAAGCTCATAAGGTTAATGAAGATGGAGAATTACCAGACATAACATTCCTTGGTAGAAAGAATGCTTATGCTACCTGTTCTTCTTATATTGGTTATGCTCTACAGAGTGAGGTAACACAAGTCTTTATAGAAGATTATGTAAACTATTATACCAGTGATGAAGTGTTAGCCTTACGTTCTTATGCAGATAACTTTGTATTCGATAGGCTACGTACCTTACATGAAGTACATGGTATGATAACTAAAGACTTTACACCTGACTGTGAGGATTTAGATGCCTTTGATATCTCTCCATTTGGTAATCATATTGTACATTTAAAAGGAAATAAAAAATATGCAGGTACAAGTTTCATTGGAAAGAATACAGAAGGAACTAGATACTATGATATCTGTAGAGTTATCGAACATTATGAACGAAAGAATCTTTTAGAAGTTGGAACTTGGAATGGAGAGACTGCATCAAGTATGATCCAATCTGCTTTTAATTCTTCTGATGAAGTTCATTATACAGGTGTAGATTTATTTGAAGAAGCTACTAAAGCAACTGATGAAAAAGAATTTAATGTTAAGAAACATTTTACTAAACGATCTGTAGAATTAAAGTTAACAGCTTTAGCTGAAGAGTATGCAAAGCTTAATAAGAAACTTACATTCTATTTAATGCAAGGAGATTCTAACGAGAAGTTAAAGATACTTAAAGACACTGCGCTATGTAAGACATATAATATCCAACCTGATTTTGTTTTTATTGATGGTGGACATTCCAGAGAAACTGTTACCAGTGACTATGAGTACTGTAAAAATATTCCAGTAATTATAATGGATGATTATTACACTGAAGATCCTGAAGGTGGTTTACCTTCTGAAGAATTTCTAGGAGTTAATAAATTATTTACAGATATCTTAGGTGGTACAGATAGGACTAGTAAAAAACAAAGACGATTGATCATAGCTTCTTCTGATCCTGTAAAGGGTGGTGGTATTGTTAATCTAGTTATGATTGTAAACGATCCTAAACTAGGACCAGTACCAGAGTTTCATCGTGTACCTATTCAGGTAAAGCCTAGAGATTGCGTACCACCAGATAACATACAAGATAATGTCGAAGCTAATATGAAAATCTTTGACGGGAAAATGGTAGATAGATATCATTGGCATGACGGTGAAGCTATTATCGTGTCGGCTGGACCGTCTATGGTAGATGATATAGAAAAGATTAAAGAGTTACAGGACAAAGGTGGTAAGGTTATTTGTGTAAAGCATTCACATAATATTCTTATTGAGAATGATATTATTCCTTGGGGTTGTGTTATACTAGATCCTCGTCCCTTTGAAGGAACTTCAACTCATGGTATTGTACGCAAAGAACTACTAAAGAAACCGCATCCTGATACCAGATACTTCATTGCAAGTATGACTAACATTGAAGTAACAAAGTATCTTCATAAAAAGAAAGCACAGATTATAGGATGGCATGCTTATACTGGAGCATTACTAGAGCTAGAAGACTTACAAGGTGAACAACTTATAACAGGTGGAACTTGTTCTGCCATGCGTAGTGTAGGTCTTATGCATACACTAGGGTTTAGAAGCTTCCATATATTTGGTATGGATTGTGCGGCAGATGGTACGCCGGAAGATGTAGATGCTAATGATCTATATGGAAAACAGAAATGGATCAAGACAGGTATCATGGATGAGGATACTAATACTGAATATGTATTCTATACAACAGGAGAACTATTAGCTCTTGCTCAAGACTTTGAACATCTATTAGAAAAGGAAGGAGTCGATATGGATCTATATGTTTATGGAAGAGGTATGGTGCCTACCATCTTTAAAACTTCTAAATATAAAAACTTACCTATGTTTGGAGGTTCACCTTACAATGACTGAAGAACCACCTTTTCCTAATAATGTAGTTCATCTCCATCCTAATCATAAACCTAAAATTACTTTAGATGTAGGTATAGGAGAGGCAGAGATGACTCCTGAAGAACAACATAACTTTGTTCTTAGTTCTATGGATAAAGTTCAAGAAGAGATTAGGAATAACACTAACATTAAAGGAAGTTTTATATTAGCTTTCGGTGAAGATGGAACAACAGACAATTGGATAATGGGAGATATTAAGATAACATTATTGTATACAGCATTATCTTCTATTCAAAATGAGATACTAAAAATATTTAATGGAGCAGATACTAATCCATTTGAAGAGGTAGATTAAATCATGATATCACTTATAGGTTCACTGTTAGGTTTTGCTAGTGGAGTAGTTCCAGAAATAGTTGGATACTTCAGGAAACAGCAGGACCATGAATTTGAATTAGAATTATACGCAGCCAAGGCTAAGTATGCGGAAGCTTTGACTGCTAATAAATTAAAGGAGCTTGATCTGAAGGCAGAGATACAAGAGTTAAAGTCTCTGTATAAACATGATCAAACTTTAAAGACTGATAATGGTTTCATATCAGCCCTACGTGCATCAGTCAGACCTGTTATAACTTATTTTTTCTTCTTCACATTTGTTGGAGTTGAGTTATCAGTTATATTTAATTTAGTTGAACCTGCTTTGATTGATAAAATTTGGAGTGATAATACAGCGGGACTATTTGCAGCCGTCCTATCCTTCTGGTTTGGTAGCAGAGCTATGTCAAAGGTCATGAGAAAGGATAAATGATCCTCGACGTTTAGCTGTAAGCAGCTTCCTTCTATATCTCTGGTAGGCTACCCTAGAAAATAGAGAGATGTCTCTGTATGGGCTTTAAAATGGCACACAGAGCATTTAGCTGTTTTTCATACATAAAATGGATGTAGTCAGTACGATCTACTTGAATTCTAATTCTCCATCGTCTACAGGTTCTTCACCTTTAGGAGTATACTCATATACATTATCTATTCGCCACTCACCAGAAAATTCTTCTTCAATAAAATCTTCTGGTCTGTTTTCAGCTTCATCATATGCTTCTTGAGGAGTATCAGCTTCTACATCAAGATATGTATCTACAATAAGTGTAGCAGTTACTTTATACTTTTTAGTCATTGTCTTCTCCATCTATTTACGAAATGATTCTTTAAATTCTAAATCTTTGATACGCTCTTCTAACACAGAGGCAGCGGTATTAAATCTACCACCGTCTTGATCCATTGACTTATAGATATCTTTTAATATACCTACCTCATGTTTCAAAACATCTATCTTGTTTTGGATGTCTTTAATTACTACCACTTTGTTTTCTTCCCCAGCATTTACGCCATAGCCATGCATCTAAGTTACCGATACTTCGATGGAACCATCTAACTATTTCAAGTTTACAAATCAAGCACATTCTTTCTGTCCTGTATCAGGATCAAAGTAACAAGCAGTACCTTCCGGTTCGTTTGCTTCTACCTTATTAAGGATACCATATCTCTTTCCTGCTAATCTAAATGTAGTTACTCCTTTTAGACTTCCCTTCCAAGCTTTCGTATAGATATCTTTAAACTCAGGGAAGGTAACTTTATCTCCTACATTAATTGTTTTAGATATAGCACTATCAACATAAGGTTGGCAAGCTATTTGTGTACTAAGGTGAGCATCGGTAGTTAAATCTTCTATGGTCTGTCCCTTCTTCTTATGTTTAGCATAGACATAATCTTTAAGAAGAACGTTTATCAAACCAAACTCTGTATTAACAGTACGACTTACTTCATGAGAAAAGGTAGGTTCTAATCCACTTGATATGTTATCCGCACAGAAGCTGATAGTACCAGTAGGAGCAATAGAAATTAGATGGCTGTTTCTCATACCCTGTTTCTTAATCTTAGCTTTTAAATAATCAGGAAACCTAGAAACAAATTTACCCTCTAGATATTTCTTTGCATCATACAAAGGGAAGGTTCCTTTTGTTGCTGCCATATCTGAACTTGCTTCATAAGCTTTGTGAGTTAGAGTACGCATAAGTTTATGTAGGAACCTAACAGTAGATGAGCTACCATACTCCATCTCCATGAGGGTAAGAATATTACCTAACCCTGTTATACCCAAACCCATACGCCGTTTAAGATCTGCTTCCTTACGTTGTTCGTTAAGAGGATAGATAGTTCTATTGATTACATTATCCATAGCTTTGACTACGATAGGTATATCTTTAATGAACTGATCAAAATCAAATCTGTATTTTAAATTACTCCCAACCCGTTGTACTGCTACATATTTAACAAGATTAAAACTACCTAGTAAGCAAGCTCCATAAGGTGGTAGTGGTTGTTCACCACAAGGATTAGTAGAAGCTATAGTCTCACAATAATAGAGAGGATTCTCATCATTGATACGATTAATAAATAATACTCCCGGCTCTGCCCAATCCCAGTTAGCCCTCATGATCTCATCCCATAAAGCACTGGCATCTATTTGTTTATATACTTCACCTTTAAACTTTAAATCAAAAGGTTTTTCATTAACAACACAATTCATAAACTCATCAGTAACACCTACTGAAATATTAAAATTAGTTAAAGCATGACCGTTACGTTTAGACCTAATAAACTCTTGAATGTCGGGATGGTCTACTCGTAACACTCCCATCATGGCTCCTCGCCTATGACCAGCCGATACAATAGTTCTACAAATAGCATCATAAATGTGCATAAAAGAAACAGGACCACTAGCGGAGCTATCAAGACTAACAATCCTATCACCGTTAGGACGTATATTACTAAAGTCATAGCCAATACCACCGCCCCGGCGCATTGTTTCTGCTGCTTGTGTAGCTTTCTCCATGATAGACTGCATACTATCTTCGATAGTGCCTGATACAAAGCAGTTGTAAGCTGTAACATCTCTTGGACTTCCCATAGCTGATTGGATTCTACCGGCTGGCATGAACCGCATGTTTAATAAGATTTCTTTTAATTCTTTGAAGTGTTCTTCATCGTCTGACATATGAAGACTGATACGTGCCATACATTCATCAAAGGATTCGTTTGGTAAGCGGTACTTAGAAGCGTGAAGATCATTACAAGATGGCACAACTGGTCCGTATTTAGAAACAGGTTTCATTTTTTTATTCTCCAATAAGATGTGTAAGTAGTTGATTAAGTTAAGGTTTTTATAAGATGATCAAGATACCATCGGGCTTTCTTCAAGTCCTGAATACCATGCTTATACTCATATCTTAACATGTATTTTAAAATGTTGCCACGTAAATATCCACAAAAATGTTCACGAGGTACAGAATTTTCTATAACATCTATAGTTTCCATAGATGCTTGAGTGTAATGGGATGGACTATGAACTTCAGGATCTTCAAATCCATGAAGAGGGCAAGCAGGATCAGGGATAGGACTACTGTCAAGTTCAACACATGAGCAATCGTTGTCAGTCATTCTTCTTTACTCTCATCTTTATCATTGATCAATACATTAATTCGTTTACGTTCAAAGAAAATTTCTTTATTAAAAATTTTCTTAACAAAGGATCGTGTAGAAACAGGTTCAATACCAGCAAGGAAACATATCTCTTCAAAGTCTGTAGCTGTTGTTCCATACTCTGTAATAAACCATTGAGTAGCTTCTCTACGATTACGTTTAACTTCTTCTGAATCATTAACTCGTTTCTCTTTTGTTGCATCAAGTAGGGCTTGATATATAACAGCAAGAAATAGTAATTGCTCTGGACTTTTAGAAGGTGCAGGATATTCTTTATCTTCAACATCTACAACAATAGAAGTACTGTTACTTACAAAGGTATTAAAGTGATCTAATAAAGAATTATATTCTTTATAAATATGAATAGAAGTTTTTACTTTTGTTTTTTTAACCATTGCCGTGGTACTTTACCCTGCGACCACATAAACTTATGACGATCACACCAATCAGCATAGGTTGTATTAGATCTTTTATTTAATTTATTGTTAGCATTCTGAAATATAAATCTAATATCTAAATTAGAATGCTGTTGTTTAATTAGTAAATGTTTCTTTCTATCGGCAGGTTTAAAGTACCCTTTGTATTCTATAAAGAAACCATACTTCTTAAAGAAGAAGTCAGGAGTATAATGTTTAGATACAACATAAGGTATCCTGAAATCTTCATAGGTAAATTCAATTTTACTTTCAGTTAGATAATCTGCAAACTCCTTTTCTGCTTTGCTACGATACATTCTACTCTTCTGATAAGATATATTTATCTACTAGTTCTTCAACATTTTTACAAGAATAATGTTTTCTATATTTGTTACGTCTATTTATAAGTGTACCCCATCTATTCGTGGTAAATCTATAGTCATAGGCTTTCCAATCTTTGGTAGGATGTTGTATATAAAGAGCATGATTTTTAAATTCATACTGTAACTTATGTTTATCTAAAACATTTATAGCATGTTCTAAAGTATCTGAATATTCTTTACTATTTTCTTTCATTAGCATTTACTCGTTCTTCTTCAATCTCTTTTTTAGGACGTTTAGCTACATGAGTAAAGAAACGAGAACCATTAGCATACTTAAACTTACGTAAACCGCTGCCATCATTAGCATCTTTCCAACATTCAAATTTAAAATCACAGTAAGCACAACCTGCTGCTAACTTTCTATTCCCACTCTTACCATCTTCTACATCAGAATAGCAGCGAGTAGGTGGAGTGTCTTGATCCATTAAGGATTTTACATCTTTAACTTTCTTTTTAAAATCAATCATCTCCATAGAATCTATAGTACATACATGGATTTGTCCTGTTACTTTATTTAAAACTATAAAGGAAGCTTCATCTTCCCCATCAGCATAGCCAGATATCTGTGCTATATATCCAAAAGGATCATCATCAAAGATTGTACCCTTTACAAATTTATCAAAGCCATGTTGGGATGCACTCTTTATATCTACTACTACACCATTCACTCTTGCATCCATATGTCCAGTGATACCTTCTATTTCTTTTTTACCCTGTTCTTCTGTTACTTTATAACCTGCTATCTTAATTAGCAGGAGTAACAGATGCTCAACGATATCACCATATAAAAATTTAATACGAGTGGAAGGATGTAGTGGTTCTGCTTGATCAGCTATACGAGAAGAATACCACAATTGTCTTGTGGGTTTACCAATGCTAGAGAAACGGAGAGGGTTTTTAATTTGACCCTCTCCATCTCTTTTGGAGAATGCTTTAGTTATAGAACTAGAGACATCCGTAAGAAACTTATGCAGGTCAGCATCATTTGGCGGAGGTCCATTGGTTAGTGATTGATGTATGTCTGATACTAAGTTCTGAAGTTTACTCATTACGGATGCCTCTAGTTAGGTAGCATTTTAGATGAGGATAATAACCTTAATCAAAAGGGATATCATCAAGATCGTTATCATCATCTCCGGCAGTTGGTGAAGGTTCAGAAGGAGTAGTGACATACCCCTCTTCCACTTCAAATTCATCTGGTGGAGAATAACTTACCAGATCAAGAACCTGTACGTCTTTTAGTACCGCACGTACACCCTTACGGTTATTCATCTTCCATTCACGAGGATTGAAAGATACCTTTACCAAAGACCCATTGCCTAAGAGAGTACCAGAAATATCATTCTTCTGAGAATCCATAAGGCGGGGCTTGGGAAGTTCAGTACCATTGTTAAGGAACTGATCCTTATACATGGTAACAAATTTACCACGGTCATCTTCCTTATCTTTGATAGGAACACCGTGACTCTTCATAGTCTTAATCCCTTCAGAATTAAGAGCTACGTCAATTGACCAACGAGGCTTCGCTTGATCAAAAGGATTTTGGGCTTTATCTAACTTCGCCCAGAAAGCTTTTCCAGAAATTACAGGCATGGTATATATACACCTTTCAAATGTTAATGGGTCATCGCCCATGTCATACCAATTTTATACTCCGAATCGAGAGGGCAGTCAAGCCCTAAATTTTCCTCGACCCGCTTCATACAAGTCTTTGTTATCTCTCCTAATTTTTCAGCATTCTCCTTTCCTACTTCAAATTGAATTTCATCGTGGATGTTAGCAACGGGTAGTGCTTTAATGTTCTGGTTGTTAATCTCCTTCATTATCTGTATCAACCATTCCTTGCATATGATTGCACCACCACCTTGGATTAACACATTAAGGCTGCTATGCAAACTACGTATATGGAAATACCTTCCATCCAATCCTCGTATCATTCCTGTACGTTCTGCTGCTTCATGTACTCTGGATAACAATCTCTCTAAGGCTGGGACATTCTGTAAGAATTTATCTTTTGTTTGTTGTCCATGTCTTGCAGACTTATTCATTATGTATCCTATCTTAGCAGCACCAGCCCCATAAATCAGGGCATACACAAACGTCTTTGCTTGATCTCTAGTCTCCAAGCCAGCCATTTGTTGATTAGCAGTATGGATATCTCCATGTAAAATTTCTTCTATATACGTTTCATCCTTCATGTAATGAGCTAGAACTCTTAGTTCTAATTGAGAAGCATCACATCCTAGTAAAGTATATTTATCTGTATCTGGTACAGTCCAGCATGTACGACACTCTGTTCCATAGGGAGAATAAACAGCAGGAGTTTGAGCTACATTAGGATCTAGGTGACTGCATCTTGTAGATACTGTACCTAATGTTTTTATTCTACCGTGAATACGCCATGTATCAGGGTTACAAAACTTAATCCAAGACTTAACTTGTGATGCACGTTTCTGAAGCAAGAGGTATTGAAGGATAGCTTTCGATTCAGGTATACCTTTTATCTTACCAAGCACATCTTCATTAACTATGATGTTACCCTTCTCTGTTTTGAGTTTAGGTTTCCATCCCTTCTCTATCAGACGTTCAGCTATTTGTTTACGAGAAGCAGGATTAAATTTCTCTACGCTATCCTTTAAAGGCTTACCTGTTTTCTTATGAAACCTTTTTGTAATAACAGTAGGGAATATCTCTTGAAGTTTATGTTCTATATCTATACACTCATCAGTCAGTGAAGCCAGGAACTTAGTAGTGTATGGTAGATCAAGATAAAACCCATTACGTTCTTGTTGATCCATGTAATATCGAAAGACATGTTCTCTCTTAATACTTTCATCTGAAAAGTTTTTCTTTTCTTTATTGATAAGATGATAGTATAGTTTCTCTGTTAGTTCTACATCATTGATACAATACTCTAGCATATCATTTGAATAGTAATCAAAGTTAGGGGAAGCCATCTTGGAAAATCCAAGACGCTCTCCCCAAGCAGCTAAACTATTACCCCCTTCACGTATAGGGTTAAAGAGTTGAGACAGGATTAAAGTATCTATACACTTTGAAGCAGGATGCCGGTAACCTATAATTTTTCCAAGTACCCTAAGATCATAACTAAGAACATTATGTCCTATAAAGATAGTGTTAGGTGTAGGTTTAAATTTGGTACGGCATTCTTCTTGTGTGTATGTAGTAACTTCTCCTGTCTCTAAATCTTTAGTAACAATACAAAATACTTTGGTAACTTCTTTAGTTTTATCTAGGGTATTAAGCAGTCCATTTGTTTCGATATCAATTATGAGATGTTTAAAATTATCCGAACTCTCGTTCATCATTAAATTCATCATCATCTGCCTCTGCATTTTGCTGTTCATCAAAAGGAATTTCGGTAAGCCTACCAGTTTGTTTATGCCATTGCAAGAGAGTTGCTGGTCCGCTTTCACCGGAGAAACGATTCTTTAAAACCCTAATCCAAGTACGGTTTCTTTCTTCTTCATCTATGGCTTGGGTATTTCTTTCCAAAGCGTAGATCATATCAGGGAGTTGAGCTAGGCTATGTGATCCACGTAGTTGATTGAGTGATATGTTAGCTCCTTCTTCATGGCCTGTACCTTGAGGTCTACTAAGATGAGAGACAACCATAAGATGGATACCAAGTTCCTGTACGAGAGTACGTAGCTTAACCATGATATCATCAATAGCTTTACGTTCATTGGTAGTCTCATATACCACCATTGATATGTGATCCAGAATAATATACTGACAATCTAATCCCTTCACCATGTACCTTACACGAGTGAGTAGATTCTCCAAGGTAGAGCTACCAAAATGATTCCAGAATACCACCTGTTCCAGATCGTTTAAGTTATCCAGAGCTTTCTCTTTATCCTCAACAGTCCAATCTCTATCCTCTTCAGATGTTATAT